GGGTAGTTACTTAGTCGGCTGTGATGCAGACGGTATTCAGTTACGAGTACTTGCTGACTACATGTGGCGACACTTTGACGCTGACATGTATGCCAATGCTATTATGAAGGGTAAGAAAGAGAACGAGACAGACATCCACAATATGAACAAGAAAGCTTTGGGTATATCACATGCTACTCGTGACATGGCCAAGACCTTCATATACGGATGGCTACTAGGTGCAGGTGTTGCTAAGACTGCTAGTATCATGCAGGTTGGCGTACAAGAAGCCGCATCAGCTATGAAACGCTTTGAGCAAAGCATTGATGGCTTAGCACCTCTCAAGAAAAGAATGGTTCCTTATATTGCAGACAAGGGCTATTTCACAGGTTACGATGGTCGTAAGGTTATCGTACCTAACGAGCACAAGACTCTAGCAGGTATACTACAATCTGGTGAGTCTATCTTAATGAAGCATACACTTCTCAACTTTCACAAGAAAGCTAGGGCAGAGGGTATCAACTTCAAGATGTGTGCTTTTGTGCATGACGAATACCAAGTAGAAGTTATAGGCTCTTATGAAGAGGCTGAGCATCTAGGTAAACTGATTGCTACTACTATGTCAGAGACAGGTGTTGAGCTAGGTTTCAAGATACCAACTCCAGGTTCTTATGATATAGGAAAATCGTGGTATGATACACATTGACGTATTGACATATCACTAAACATCTGCTATAATTGCAGAACAACAACAAATAATCATTAGGAGATTATATATGGCTACTAAAACAATAGAACTAACAGGTATCCTAGAGTGGGCTAAACTATTCGAAGGTAACAGAGACAACGGTGAGTACGATGTAGAAACAGATGGTGCTACAACTGTTGACATTATTATGGACGATGCTACGTTCAAGATGATGAAAGACTCTGGTGTACGGAAGCAAGGTAAACCAGACCCAGATGGACGCGGTACTCGTGTCAAGTTCAAGCGTCCTTGGAAAGACAAGTTTGATCGTGAGTGGGCGGCAGGTGCTCCAAAGGTATTCAACCCAAGCGGTGACGCATGGACAGATGCTGATGGTATGATCGGCAACGGCTCAGTAGGTGTTGTCTACGTTGATGTATACGATACTAAGATGGGTGTAGGTTCTCGACTAAGCGGTGTTCAAGTAATTGATCACGTAGTATTTGAATCAGAAGGTGGCGGAGGTGCTTCGGCAGGTATCCAACCTAAGAACTACGCCAACGCTGCTCCAACAGCTGCCCCTGCTCCAAGCAAGGCAACTCCAGGAGATATTCCCTTCTGAGGCCAAGGACCTCGGTAAGCATTAGGGAGGGGCGCACATGCGCCCTTTCTCACCTCTAACAGAAGGATACAAAATGGCTAAACAAATAGCTACATTAGTACAAGACATGGAGAGTGTTATATTCGGTCAGAAAGGTTGGGACAATACAATCGGTCAACTGGTTGGAACTAACATAGCTCAAATGGCTTCTGATAGATTCAAAGCTCCACAAGAACCTAGGGGTTATCTATCTATGTCGTCACTTGGCACACCTTGCTCTCGCAAGTTATGGTACAAGATTAATCAAACAGATAAGGCAGAAGCCTTACAAGCCAACGCACTGCTCAAGTTCTTTTATGGAGACATGATTGAAGAACTTGCTTTAGGTATCGCACAGCAAGCAGGACACGAAGTTGTTGGTCAACAAGATAAGATGAATGCACACGGTATCAAAGGAAGTAGAGACTGTGTTATAGATGGCATGACAGTAGATGTTAAGTCAGCTTCTCCTTACTCTTTTAAGAAGTTCAAAGAAGGCAACCTAAGAGATCAAGACCCATTCGGCTACATCTCTCAGCTATCTTCATATGTCTATGCGGCTAAAGATGACCCATTAGTTACTAACAAAACACATGGTGCATTCTTAGTTATAGATAAAGTAAACGGAAGTATATGCTTAGACATGTACGACTTTACTGATGAGCTTAAGACTAAAGAAGAAGAGATCAAAGCAATCAAGGAGATGGTAAAGAGTAAAGTACCACCACCTCGTGAGTATAAAGATGAACCACAAAGCAAGACTTCTCCTAACAAGAAACTATGTATGGAATGTTCTTACTGTGAATTCAAGAAAGCATGTTGGCCAGGATTAAAGAAGTTTGCCTATTCATACGGACCTCAGTACTTAACTAAGATTAAGAAAGAACTCAAGGTTCCAGAAGTGGAGGATTTCTAATGGCTAAGCGAAGTAGATTTCATGGTATCGCGGCAGGTTACAGATCAGGGCTAGAAGAACAGACAGCTAATGATCTAAAGGAACGCGGTGTCAGCTTCACATATGAAGAGACTAAGATCAAATGGACAGACTTAAAGGTGAGGAACTATACACCTGACTTTGTTCTTGAGAATGGTATCATCATCGAGACTAAAGGTAGGTTTGTTTCTACAGATCGACGTAAACATAAAGAGATACAAAAGCAGTTTCCAGAACACGATATACGCTTTGTATTCAACAACTCACGAGCCAAGCTCTACAAGGGAGCTAAAAGCACCTACGGAGATTGGTGTAAAAGTAATGGCTTTCTATATTCAGATAAAACTATTCCAGAGGAATGGACTAAGGAGATAAAGAAATGACTATAAGTAAATCAGCAATGGGTAAGACAGCAATCGTTTGGTCATGTGCACACGCATCACCAGAAACTACTAACGAAAGATTTGATTGGTTAGGTGGATTGATATATGATGTTAAGCCTGATTATTGTATAGACCTAGGTGACGGAGCAGATATGAAGTCACTTAACATGTACGATAAAGCTAAGCCTAAGAGTGTGGTTGCTCAGAACTACGGTGGTGACATTGAGTCATACAACGAGTCTCAAGAACTTCTACGTTACAGATTCAAACAACAAAGACGTAGACGACCAAAGTGGTATGGCTTCGAAGGTAATCACGAAGCACGTATTACAACAGCTATTAATTATGACCCTAGACTAGAAGGCGAGAAGTATGGTATCTCTTTCTCTCACCTAGGTACTAAGAAATGGTTTGATGAGTATCACCAGTATGAGAATGGTGCACCTGCTATTCGTAACTACGATGGTGTAGACTATGCACACTTCATTGGTGCAGGTAACTTCGGTAGAGCAATCAGTGGTACACATCACGCATATGCTTTACTACAGAAGCGTTACAGGTCTTGTTCAGTAGGACACAGCCATAAGCGTGACATGTACTTCAAAGAAGACGTAGGACAAAACGGTGGTATCGGTGCAGTCGTAGGCTGTTTCAAAGGTGCTCCAGAGTCATGGGCAGGTCAGTCTAATGGTGAATGGTGGAAAGGCGTACTAATAAAGCGCAACATTGTAGACGGTCAGTACGATGCTCAGTGGGTATCTATGGACGTTCTTAAGCAAACTTACGGAGGATAATATGGAATACGAAGTAACATTTAAAGTAAGGATGGAAGCAGATCAGTTTGTATTAGAGTTAGATCAGACTGATCGTGAAGACTTAGTTAAAGATGAAGTTCTAGGTGTACTGTATGATTTAGAAGATGGTATAATAGAATTTATGATGGTAACGGAGATAGATGGATGACAACAACAACAAGTAATTACTCTCAATGGGTAGAGGGTAAGATAATGACAGAAGGTGAAACTAGGTTAATTGAAAACACCTTAGGTCTTATCGGAGAGTCAGGTGAGATAGCTGAGAAGATTAAGAAGCTCTTACGTGACAATACTAAAGTAGAAGCCCAAGACATTATTAAAGAACTAGGAGATGTCGCATTCTACTTAACTGCTCTGGCGAATTACTTTGGCAGTAGCTTAGACGAAGTGTTAGAACTTAACATGATTAAACTTAACGATAGACAAGAACGTGGTGTTCTGTCTGGCTCAGGAGACAATAGATGATTAAAAGAATATTAGATAGTAAAGCAAGACGTATTGTATGCAATGGTATACGATCACCTTTTGTTTGGTTATATAGATTTTATAACTACTTACAAACATGGCAAATGCACAGAGATACAATCAAGCATCTCAACCGTTTGTCTAACAGAGAACTAAATGACATTGGGTTAACTCGCGGTGACATTGACAATTTAGTCTGGATGAGAGAAGACTTTAAAGTAAGAGGTGAGGGTCACGAAGCTAATGGTGATAAGTGAAGCTCAATCTCTCTTTCATGTAATGTTATTAATAGATAAAGAATTTAAAAAGGATTAACGTATGAGTATTAAAAACCACCAAGGACCAAGCCTAGGTATATCAGAAGAAATACATGCAATGAAGTATCGCTCTAAGGGCGAGAGCTTTAGAGAAGCTATGTCAAGAGTAGCTGACTCACTTAAAGATAGTGAAGATCATTACAATCAGTTCAGAGACATCTTGTTAGATCAACGCTTCTTACCTGCAGGTCGAGTACAATCTGCAATGGGTTCACCTCGTAAAGTGACACCTTACAACTGCTTCGTATCAATGACTATAGAAGATAGTATGGAAGGCATAATGAAGGCAGCAACGGAAGCTGCTAAGACTATGCAACTAGGTGGAGGCATCGGTTACGACTTCTCTACACTACGTCCACACGGTGCACTTATCAAGAGCCTAGACAGCCGTTCTAGCGGCCCTCTTAGCTTCATGGGTATATTCGATGCATTATGTAAGACTATCAGCTCTGCAGGTCATCGTAGGGGCGCACAGATGGCAGTTTTAAGGGTAGATCACCCAGACATCTTAGAGTACATCAAAGCTAAGAACAATTCATCTGCTTTCACACAGTTCAATATGTCTGTCGGTGTTACTGATGACTTTATGACTGCTGTTAAGGAAGACACAGACTTTGATCTAGTATTTGAAGGTAGAGTATATAGCACTATCCGAGCTAAAGCTTTATGGGATGACATCTTACGTTCTACATGGGACTGGGCAGAGCCAGGCATCTTGTTCATTGACCGTATCAATCGTAAGAACAACTTACATTATTGTGAGTACATCGCAGCTACGAACCCTTGTGGAGAACAACCTTTGCCACCAAACGGTGCATGTCTACTAGGTTCATTCAACTTGACTCAGTATGTTGAGAAGAACATAGATGCAGGTTTTGGTTTCAACTTAGAGAAGCTAAAGCATGACATTCCTAATGTTGTACGAGCAATGGATAACGTAGTTGATAGAGCTACATATCCTTTACCAGCTCAACAGCTGGAAGCTCAGAGTAAGAGACGTATGGGTCTAGGTGTAACTGGTGTAGCTAATGCTCTTGAAGCACTTGGTAATCCTTACGGTTCAGAGGGTTTCTTAAATGACTTAGAAGAGATCATGGCAGTTATCAGAGATACATGCTACCAAACATCAGTAAGCCTTGCTATAGAAAAAGGTGCATTTCCATTATTCGAAAAGGAATACTTAGACAGTGACTTCGCTAAAACATTACCTGATGACATCCGTTCAGATATCGCTAAACATGGTATCCGTAACAGCCACCTACTTTCTGTGGCTCCTACTGGCACTATCAGTCTCAGTGCTGATAATGTAAGCTCTGGTATTGAACCAGTGTTCTCTCACTTCTACGATAGAACTATCCAAACATTCGATGGTCCGATTGTAGAACGAGTAGATGACTACGGCTACCGAGTATTCGGTATCAAGGGAGAGACTGCTGATGAACTATCAGTATTCGATCACGTCAAGGTTCTTAACTTAGCATCTAAGTATGTAGACAGTGCTTGTTCTAAGACATGTAACGTTGGAGACGATGTAACATGGGAACAGTTCAAGGATGTATACATGGCGGCTTACGATGGAGGTTCATCAGGTTGTACTACCTTTAGGGCATCAGGCAAGAGATTCGGCATACTCAATGCGGCAACGTCAGAGGATGCAGTTATCGAGCCAGAAGTAGAAGAAGATAACTTTATAGATGAAGGTGGGGCATGTTACTTCGACCCTGCAACAGGTCTTCGTACTTGCGAATAACCTTGACAACAACATCATAAATATGATACTATTAGGGAGTGGCTTCGGTTGCTCCCTTTTCATTTAACAGGAGAGATTATGACTCAACAAAAACCAAAGACTAAGAGTAAGAAACGAGAGACTAAGTACAAGGGTGCGGCTAACAAAAGCACCTCTGGTATCCTGCCTAAGAATGAAAACCAGAAGCTATTGATTGACGCTATTAAGACATCATGTCAAGTAATAGTATTTGGTCCTGCAGGTACAGGTAAGACTTACGTTACTACTACAGTAGCGGCTGATCTGTATACAAAGAAAGATATAGATAAGATTGTTATTACACGTCCTATGGTATCTGTTGGCAGAGAAATAGGTATTCTCCCTGGAGACTTGGGAGAGAAGGTAGCTCCTTGGGGTCTACCAGTTATTGATGTACTGATCAAACACCTAGGACGAGGTGCTGTTGAGACAGGTATCAAGAACGGTAACATTGATATGGCTCCTCTAGCAATGATGAGAGGACGTTCATTCGACAACGCTTTCATCATCTGTGATGAGGCTCAGAATATAACTACACACGAACTCAAGATGCTACTGACTAGAGTAGGAGAAGGTTCTACTATCGTTCTTAATGGAGATGTCCAACAGACTGATCTAAAGGATGGCGAGGGCTTAACTAAGATTACTCACCTAGCTAAGAAACATTGCTTACCAGTACCTATAGTTGAGTTCACACTAGACGATATCGTAAGATCAGATATCTGTGCACAATGGGTTAAGGTATTCTATGCAGAAAAGATATGATGCCCAAATGTTCATGGTGCGGAGACAGCACACTAAAAGGTTTTAAATGTAAATTATGCGGAGAGAAGACTATGGCTAAGAAGAAGAATGAAGAAATAGTGAGAGAACCACAACACTACTCACGTTGGGTAATAGAGCCCATTGAATTTATAATGCGTAACAAGTTTGAGTTCTGGAGAGGCAACATAATTAAGTATGTAGTCAGGGCAGGGTTCAAGTCTTACGAAGGTAAGGACATGATCGAGTCAGAGATTATTGATTTAGAGAAGGTTATGCGTTACTCAGAAATGAGGATTAATCACTTGAAAGGAAAAGACAAGTTATGAAATATGTAGTAACAGTAATATTTGTAGCACTAGCTTTAGCTATTAGTGTTCCAATGACTGCTCACTCAGCTAACATCACCTATACCTCTTCTCAGATAAAGATAGAGGGTAGGTTAATGGATGGAGACTACAAGAATCTACAGAGAGTTATAGATAGAACAGGTATCAAGTCTCTGCGTCTTAATAGTCCAGGGGGTTCAGCTCTTGAAGGTTATAACTTAGGTTACACCATCAACAAGAACAAGATGTCAACAGTTATACGCAGAGGAGATTCGTGTCTCAGTGCTTGTGCTGTTGCCTTCCTAGGCGGTAAGTACAAGTTTAACTACGGTATCATGGGGTTTCATGTAGCTTGGACAAAGCAAAACAGTAAAGACTACAACCACGGTATGAAGATAGGTCAGATGTTCGGTACTATAGAAAGTATCTATCACTTCAAGATGGGATACACAGGACAACTAGGTTTACTTATCTCACAGATGACTAGTAAAGATGACTTCTTAATACTTAGTCAGAAAGACTTAACACTATTTGAAATGAAAGACAATGACTTCGGTAAGTTCATTGACCTACCTAAGAACTTTGTAGCAGATAGAATATACAGCCCATTAAGACTAAGACTTTTACAAGGAGGATGGTAATGACTATAATGGAAATGGCAAAGAAGACTATCAAAGAAACAACTAAGATAGTTGCTGAAGATAAACCAGAGACTACTATGCTGCCTCCAGGTTCATACCTGAGGGAACACGGTATGTTAATGTTAGTAGATAAGTTTGATCAAGAGAAGATCATGCCTCTAGTAGCTGCTATATACGAATACAACTTAATGCCAGAAGATGTTAGACCAGATCAGATTACATTAGTTATCAATAGTCCTGGAGGTTCAGTACACTCAGCCTTCCACCTTATTGATGCTATGAAGATGTCAGAGATACCTATAGTAACAATAGGTAAAGGTCTAGTAGCTTCATGCGGCGTACTAACTATAATGGCAGGAGATAGACGACTACTAACCCACAACACGTCTGTTATGTCACATCAATATGCTTGGGGTTCTAAAGGTAAAGAACATGAACTACACGCAATGATTAAAGAGTTTGACCTAGCAGGAGATCGTATGGTCAATCACTATAAGAAATGTACTAAGAAGTCTGAGAAGTATATACGCAAACATCTTTTACATCCTACTGATGAATGGTTAACTCCAGAAGAGTGCATCAAACATGGTATTGTAGATGAGATAGTTAATACATATTAGGACTTGACAAAGGGGTGTACTTATGGTACACTTCCTTATATTCAATTAAAGGAATATGTTAACATGACCACCAAACGCAAAAAGCCCCCTGCTCCTAGTCTGGAACAAGAGGCTAAAGCCTTTATTAAGTTGAAAGAGACATCTGTTGAGAGCGTTCCTAAGAGCCTCTCCTCTCACAGGGAACAGCTAGCAGCTTCTGTCCTAGCAGGACTGTTAGTCTCCAACAGATCAAGTCGAGCACAAGAACTCGTCGATGAAGCATACAGGTATGTGGACCTCCTGCTTCGATATAATAAGTAAGACTAAACTTAACCCCCTTCAGTTTAATTACTGTTGGGGGTTTTTCTTTGTCTAGAAGTTGGTTGGGTCCATTCTCATTCGTTTGATTGTCTCAGCATTGTTTAACTCTGCATCAATCAACATTAATTGACCTTCACTAAGATCACCCATGTTATCACCTAACTCTAGGTCTGCCATAGCTTTCTTAATATCATTAGCTGCAAACTTAGACACTAGGTCATACTGACTGCGTAACGTTGTGCCTGTTCCGTCATATCTCGTTACCAATCGAAGCTTAGTTAATTCTTTAACTTCCTTCAACTTATCTTTCCATATAATGCGTAGTTCATCTTGTGGTAGATTACGGAACTTCATACTTTCCATCTTTGTAGTAGACCATGCTTCTATAGACTGATACATCTGACGTTGGTACTCATTAACAGCCTCTGGTATCATTCGCTTCTTGTCCTTAGACAAAGGAGCATTAATCTTCCATTGGTCTAATCCCATTAGGTTCATAATACGTTGTGTGTTTGTTAACTCTACAGTTCTAACACCTACGTTCTTAGCAGACTGTTGCTTAGTCTCACCTGCAGCTGAAGATTGTTTAGTTGGCATACCTTCACCTGTGCTCAAGAAGTCAGTAAAGGAATCAACGTACTTGAATGACTCAGCGATAGTTCTATTTAGTCTACCTTCTATCTGCTTTAAGTCTTTAGGGCTTTGATCTATGTCCATGAACAAACCAAATGCAGTATCAATAGGCTCTAGAGGTCTAACAAAACCTGATATAGCTTGTGCAGATATCTCTGTTACAACATTCAAACCTTCATCGTAAGCGTTGTCTATCTCACCTTTAAGAATAGCCATTGTGAAGTCAGCAATCTCACCAGTAGTCTTAGTAAGGTTACGTGTTAGGCCACCTCCACCAAAGTCTTTACCAATCTGTGCTAGTATCTCTTCTGGAACTTCTTCACCTGCCATGTGGTATGATACTACACGAGCAGCTGCTTTGAATAAGGAGATAGGATAATCATACTGTTGTGATACAACTTGACCATCTACGATGTTATCATATAACCCTAGACCTGCTTTACGGTTCTCTTGTTCGTCTTGAGCCATTGTGTATACTAAACCAGTAACCACAGCACCTCTTGCCGCTAGTTCCTCTATAGGTACATCATTATACTTACCACTAACCTTCTTAACTGCTATGTTAAGTACTGGTGTATTCTTGATACCGAAGTCTATAGTGTTGTTAAAGAACCTACCAAACGGAACCATGAAACCAAGACCTGGGATGTTACGTGCATCTTCTACGAAACCTGCAAGCTCACCTAGTTTAGTACGGTTCTTGTATGACTTAGAGAATGTATTCTCCATAGTCTTAGCTACAGCATCCATTTCCATTTGCTTGTATTCTTTAGTAGCCATGATCTTAACAGCTTCTGGGCTATTGTAGAACTCATTCCAACTCTTACCAAACTTAAGTCTTAGTTGCTTGTTCATCTGTCCTACATAGTCTTGAGACTTAGTGTAAGCATCTTGAGCATTAACGAATGTAGCTCTTTGAACAGCATTGATAACACTGTCTGATTTGTCTTGTAAGAAAGAACCTTTACCTAGTGTAGTCATCTGATCTACAGTGTTACTAATCTCAACACCACCAGACAATGTACGGTTAAGTTTATCTAAAGCACCAGTGTTATTCTGTAGTGCACTCTTATAAGCCGCATATGTCATATCATTATCAAATGCAAACTTAACACGGTCTTTAGAAGCTAGTAGTAGTTGCTTAGCTACATAAGTGTTCTTAGCACCTGCATCTGCAAACCCTAGTACTGATTGGAATGTACCTTTACCACCTTTATACAAAGCTAATGTTACATCAGTAGATATATCTAAACCTGCTGCTGCTCCATAACCTAATACGTTTAAGATAGAAGTAGATGGGTGTGAAACTAATGATCTAATAAACTTATTCTGAAGCTCAGATATGTTAGATGCAACAGCACCTCTTGGTTTAAACTTATCTTTCTGTAGGATAATGTCATCCATAAGGTTTAAGTCTAAAGCTTCTTTCATAAAGCTATCCATGTCTAAGTCTTCTACATTAACATCTAATCTCTTAGCAACTTGCATAACACTGTTCATGCTACGAGCACTTGCATTCATCTTAGAGGAGAATGAATCACCAAATGTTTCTGGTGTAATCTTAGTATTCTTACGTTTAGCTTTACCACCAAATGCTTTCATAATACCATCAATATCAGTTTGGTCTAGCTCTTCTTTCATAAAGTCAGCTATCCAGTTTGATATCTTATCATTGTCATCACGTTTACTAAATAAGTAACCACCTTCTTGCATGATCTGTGCTAGACCTTTGAGGTTGTTCTCACCTTCGCCTTTGTGTATACCTAGTAGTACATCAATAAAGAAGTCAGTATCACCTTTAGTGATATCATCCCCTGCTTTAACCTTCTGTAACCAAGTAGTTGTACCTTCTGGTTCTTTCTCTACAAAAGACTTGATAGCATCTTGCATTTCTTTAGCTATCTGTTTAGGAGATACCTTCTTTACAGTCTCAGTAATAAGAGCGGTGTCAGATGAACCACGTTTAAGAACTACACCTGCTTGTACTGTACCCATAGCCATAGCTGATAAGGCAGCAATACCTACAGCAGTTGTGCTGATCTCTTCTTGTACGTTAGTGTCTACTAATGCACGTTGATATAGGTACTCAAAGCCACCATTTGTAGCCGCATCAAATGCTGTTACAGTAGCTATCTCTTTAAGTGCACCTTTATTAAGTACTTTCTTTAGACCTTTGTTAGCTGCCATCTTAGCAGAGAACTCAGCTACTTCTTTAGTAGCATTAACAGTAGCTACTTTAGATGCTGCTTTAAGTACCTTAGTACCTGCTTTAGCGGCTATCTCTTTAGAAGCACCTGCCATTAATTGTTTAGTTACTTCTTTCATAGCTAGCTTCTCAGCAGTCATAACAGAAGTCTTAACTGCAGTACCACCTACAGCTTTACCTATAAATCCACCTACTAAGTTTACAGGGTCAAGTATAACAGAACCTACATAGTCCTTAATACCTTCTCCGAACTCACTCCAAGTGACACCTTCACCAGTTAAACCTTCCATCTTCTCAAAGATAGAGTAGGCTTTACCTGCTGTTAGTAGTTTCTCAGGGTCTTTCTTAGCATCCATTAGCCAATCAACTTCGGCTATAGCTTTAATAGAGTTACCTGCAGATACTCCTCGTCTGTTATTAAGGAATGTATCTACAATCTCTTCTCTACTTCTATTCTCAATAGCTTGTATACCATACCTAGACTTAACAAAGTCGTTGATAGGATTGAATAGTTCATCACGTAGAGACATATCATCTTGTGAATATGTAAAGGCTTCAACACCTGTAGGTAGTTTAACTAGTCCATCCTCATCTAACATACTAGACATTTGCACATCTACGCTAGGAGAAGAGTCATCAGAAATAGCCCAACTAGGTACTTCCTCTTCCTCTGAGTCAGGTATAGCCCAAGAAGGTGTCTCCTCGGCTTCTACGGGTGCTCTTTGGGGCTCTGAGGGTATCTCAGGCTCATCAGACACAGCCCACTCAGGTACATCTAAGTCAGTGGACTGCTGTATGACTGGATTGTTTAGTCTTTCTAGTCTATCTTGTGCTGTTTCTAATCCAATAGGTGCTCTTGCCGGCATGTTATAATCCTTTACTGGTTAGCGAATTCTAGGAACGTATCTACTTTAACTTCTAACTCTTCTGGTGTGATGTTAGCGTTTGAGTATCGTTTCATAAACTCCTTCATAGCCCATTCTTTTCTATTCTTCTTAGGTGTTCTTGGAGGTATAGCATCAACAACATCCATGATCTTGTCAGTAACAACCTCTGTAGGAGCTTCTGACAAGTCCATAGCTTCATCACCTTCACCTTGGAATGATCTATCTACAAACGTTTCTGTATCTATTTCTTTCTCACCAGGTCTATTGCCTTCTGCTTGTTCTTCAGAGACACCTTTACCCATTGTAGATAAAGCTTCTGCTTGTTGATCAAAGACCTTCTCTACTGCACCTGATTCTTTAAGCTTAGCCTCTTCACCAAAGTCAGCTGCAAGTGCATCTTCTATATCAAGTTCATCACCTGCATCATTAGATAGCATACCTGCAGGTTTATTGTCAGGGTACTTAGGTTCTGCAGTCTTGTAAGCTTTACCACCTACAGAGTACTTACCTGTGAAACCTCCATCAATAGCTGCTTTAGCTTCATCAAAAGATGAGAAGACAGTAGATGATTCTGGAGGAAGTTTAGTAAGTCCAGAACCACCCTCTTCTAGAATAACTTCATCTTCTTCTGTAGCCTCTGGGTAGAATGACTGAACAAGAGGGTTCTTATCTAAGTTAAACTCAGACATTATGCTTTTACCATAGTTTAGCTCAGCTAGTATCTGGTAGCCTCTAGCATCATTTGAATCTTTCTTAATAAATGCTAATGCTCTTTCTACTTTATCTTTCTTAGCTTCGTCCGTTATCTTACCGACCTCTATACGAGCTTCGTTAGCTATAGCAGTCTTCCAAATGCCTTCACCTTTAGTAACTTCATTAGCGTCTACAGGTACACCTGTTTGTTGGAACAACTCTTCAGTAGGTCTATAACTCTTAAGAACCAGTAAACCTTTAGCCATAGCTTGTGGGTCTTTTAGTCCATCACCCTTCATCATATCTTCTACGATCTCTAGAGCTTCTTCCTTGTTCTTACCTTCTACTTGACCTAAGTAACTAAAGTACTGAGGTAATTCATTCAACTCTATCTCATTACCCTTCTTAGCCTGTGCATCTACAAAAGCTTGTAGTGATGCTTGTGCTGAAGGACTAGATATAGCAGCTTTAAAGAATGGAGATTCTTGTTCTTGTTTAGTTAACTGAGTGTTGTAGTTAGCAGTAAACTTCTTAGACACAGCTACAGTAGTCTTAGAACCAATAGGTACAGCTTTACCTTTGTCTCCTGATAAAGCACCAAGTAAGGATGCAGGTATCATCTCTATAACTGCTTGTGTATATGCCATATCAGCCGCACGTTCTTTAAGATCAAAACCTCTCTTTGCTAAGTCTTCAGAAACACCTGCTGCTCTCATCTGTTCTTGGAATTGCTCTTCACGCATCTCAAAGTTCTTAGTAGCTAACTCTTCATTAAATGTCTGTGCTTCTCTAACACGTAGTGCTTCAGCTACTGTTCTAGCCTCTGCTCTAAAGTTAAGTGCATCTTGTACCACGTCTCTATCTTGGCTGTATTCAAACTTGTCTAATGCCATATTATATAGTTTGTTAGAGTGTTCAGTAGCTTCTTTAGCTTGGTCTTTAGTAAAGTCCCATTTGTCCATACCTAGAGACCATTCTTTGTTCTTCCACTGCTCATTAGTAGTAAAAGTACGATCAATGTTAGCCTGATCAGTTTCAAACTTCTTGTCTCTGAACTCTCTGTTAGACTTAGTGTTGTCTAAAGTAGCTTGATAGTTAAGCTCCCATCTGCGTAAGCTCTCTGCTTGGTCTTTCTCATATCTTTCGTCAGCCTTTAAGTCTCTACCCTTGTTGTATTCAAAGGTAGCTTGACGTTCTGCTCTACGTGCTTCTAATTCTTCTTTCTCTGCCTTCGATGCCTTAGCGTCTTTAAAGCCCGATGCTACACCTGCCCAGAAACTCATAACTCTTCTCCTCGTCTAGCCATTAAACCCTTAGGTTCTTCCATAGGCATATCCATTGGTAACTCTTCTTGCATAGGCTCTTCAACTTCTTCGTCTTCAACTTCCATATCTAACTCAGCAAGCATGTCTTTAGCTTTCTTTTCGTTGATCTGGTATTCGATTGCTTCACGTTCTTTTGAGTTATCAGGTAGACCTTCATCAAAGTCAATGCCAACCTTCTCAGCAGAGCTTACAATAAACTCATGTATAACTGGTGCTATAACTAATGATATGTCGATGCTATGTCTTCCATCAAGTACTGCACCTCTTAGTAGACCTTCTGTAATAGTTACTACATCCAGACCTAGTTCTAAAGTATCAATTAATGCTTCCATCTTTTCATCTTCTACCATGCGAGTTAGATGCCACATAATAGCATCCTCTGCAGTATTCATCTCAGGTGGATTCTCATATGGTGCATTCTTCGGCTCTGCAGTCAGGGACTGTCCAGGTATAATCATTTACATATTCCTTTATTTGAATTTGTTGTAGTAGTCAGATAACTTAGTTCCAAACTTATCAGCAGGATTATACTTGCCTTTAGTCTTAACAAACTTCTTCATACCTGTCTTACCACCTAAGTGAGCTACAGCTCTTAAACCATCTCGTGACATTGTACCAGATTTATCTAATTTGTCAATAGAAGAATCAATATCTTTCATATGCCATTCGAATACTTTTTCTTGTAACTTAGGCTTACGCTTGAATGTTTCTGTAGAGAACTTCATACCTTCTGCTTTCATAAAGTCCTTTAGTCTAGCATCAGAGAATTGATAAGAACCAGTCATCTTACGACCATCATCTAACTTAACCTGTGCATCTGACTTACCACTACTCTCAGAGTCTTTGAGTTTAATAGCAAAGCTCTTCATGTCAGTACCCTCAGGTCTAGCCTTTGGTCTCTGAAAGCTTCTCATCATAGCTAAACCCATACCTTCTTCATCTTGCACAGGTGCTTCTAAGTTCTCAGGACGCATACGTGGACGCATTAGACCTGATTCACTTGTTTCTTGTTCTACTTCTTCTGGGGCATCATCACCACCAATAGAATCTTGTATCTGTTTAACTAAGGCTTTACGAGCAGCTTCTAGGTTCTTAAGGTACATACCTTTATTAGCTAAGTTCATTATCCTAGTCCTCCTAGCATTTGACCGAAGAGGTATCCAATACCTTCTTTGTCTTTTTGTTTATTAGATTGATTAGTCTCCCACTCAGATAACTCCCTAGACTCATTAGCTAAGAATATACTAAGTGCTCTATCTGTTGCAGACTCTGATTGCTTAAATGCGTAGTCCATAATATCACGTTCACGTTGCCATACTGTATCGAGCATCTGCTGTGTAAACATGTTAGCTGCTTTAGCTGATTCTAAGTTAGCTACGTTCTGTGACTGTGCATTAACAGTAGAGGCGTTCTGTCTCCACTGAGCGTTAGCCTGTGCAATTACTAATGCGTTCTGTGAATTAAACTGATCACGTTGAACATCCATACCTGCATTAAACTGTTGTACTTGTGTAGCCATGTTAGCAAAGAACTGATTAGTCTGGTTTTCACTAGATGCATTAAACTGTTTAGAAGCATTATCTGCTGCTTGGTCACTAAAGATAGCCTGTATGTTAGACTGTGCTTTAAACATAGACGTTTGTTGATTCAAGTCCATGTTCTTCATATCCATAGCTAAGAAAGACTGTGCATTCATAACTGCTGCTTGTTGTCTGTTGTTTAAGTTCTGCATGTCCATTTGTGACATAGCTGCTGCATCTGACATCATCTTAGCATTTACAGCATTAAGGTTAGTAATGTCTACTGTCTGAGCCATACGAGCGTTCTCAAGAGCTATCTGCTGTTCAGCAGTAAAGTTCATGTTAGCTACATCAGATATCTTAGATGCATTAGCTACTCTTGTTTGGAACTCTTGTGAGAACTCTAGGTTCAAGAACTGAGCACGTTGTTGTGCCGCGAACATTGTTGTCTGTTGTCTATTAGATAAGTTCTGTGACTCAAACTTAGCAAATGTCTGAGCATCTGCCATAGCAATAGGTACTGCTGATTCCATAGCTGCTTGTACTAAGGCTTGACCTGCCATAGATGAAGCACCTAAACCTCTAGCTGCCATCTGTGCTGATGCATTTCTTAGTGCACCTGCTGCCCATGCAGGAGGGTTAGTTCCATCAAAGTCTAACATCAACTGTCCTAGTTGACCTTTTACTGTAGCTTGTGCTGATGGGTTAGCTTGAGCTGCTTGTATATCAAGAGCTTCATCAACTGCTGCCATGTCTACTGCAGAACCTGAGATCATCTCTCCTGATTCTATTGTACGCTTAGCGGCAGGTGATACTGTTTGTGCTTGAGCTATCTGTTGAGCTTCTAAGTCTTTAGCTGATAAAGTAGTAGGGTCTTTCTGTTCTGCCTCAACTTTAGCTGCAGGGTCTAAAGAGCCTTGCACAGCTTCTAAATTGTCTGTTACTGATGATACACCATCTGCTGCTTTAGTAGGGTCTACAGAGGCAGCGTTGAAGCTGTCAGGACCTGTTATCTGTGGAGCATTAGGGTCTAGTGCACCAGTACCTTCAGCAATGGTAGTTCCTTCAGCATTTGGGTCTATCTTATCGACTGCGGCAGTAGTAGCCATAGTCCCAGGAGATGTAATAGATGCTTCCATCATATTACCAGAAGCAGCTTTAATATTATCTGATTGTGACTTAGCTGTTTCAGTAGGAGTAGTTTCTTTATTTCCAGGATTAGTTCCATCTACAGGAGTTGGTAACTGAGGTGTACCTCCTATAATCATATCTGGAGAAGCGAATTGAGAAGGGTTTATACTTGCAGTAACGGATTGATCAGGTGACGTACCAGAACCACCAGTGTTCATTGCATCTAATGATCTCTCTTGCAGGGTAGCAGGGTCTCCACCCATTACAGCATTACCTTGACCATCTTTTATAACTTCACCAGTGTTGGTGTTAGTGATCGGTTGTGCAGTAGTAGGTCTATTAGCTGCTTGTTCTTTACCTTCTTCCGTACCACCACCATAAGTAATCATACCAGAACCAACTGGATTAAGTATTCTTTTCATTGAAAATGGATTATACATTCTTAGAACATCCTCTTGTGTAACTTGTTCCTATTATAGAATCTTCGGAAGTGGACTTGATTAGCGGTTCCGTATAGTTCTGTAGTTGTCTTCCTTATGGCTCTCATCATCTTACGTGTGTGACCAAAAGGAGCTATAAATTCCATACCCCAGAGTTCATCTGAGGTATCTTGTTTGTAATCTTCTTCACTAGGTACATACTTATCGTTTAAGAAGAGATTAGACTTAGTAGTTGATAACCAACACCAAGTTATTAATCCTATAGGTTTAGTATCTTCATAATAAATTCTTATCTTATCATGTTCTATAGGAAGTAGGAGAAAGGTATTAACTTCACTAGGAGTATACGTTGAGTGTATATCCCCTAGTCCTAATAAGCTAATACCATCTACTACTGCTGTGTACTTGTCTATAACCATTAGTATACCTATATATTACCGGGGGCAACCTTAAGTTAATTATACACATGTTTTACACATCTGTCAAGTACTTTTTTATATTAATTATGATTTCATAATATATGCTAGAGCCATGTATGCAGGTCTGTTATCGAATCCAGTAGTTGAACCTGTAGAACCTGTTGTACCTGAGATAGTGTGATTGTGGTTTCCTGCAGCATCTATTGTCAAGGTGTGAGTGTGTGCTCCTGCAGAAGTCGTATTTGTACTAGACGTTGTTGCCCAACCTGATTGGTTTCCTTGGTTAGGACCACTTTGTGGGTAAGCCGTACCACCCAAATTAGTAATACTATGCGTGTGCGCACCAGCACTAGCAGTAGAACCGGAGTGTGCGTGACTACCTGTGGTATTTGTAGTACCTGAGAAACTGTGAGTGTGGCTTGGTATGTTTGCTGTAGCTAGTGTTCTAGTGTTAGCACCACCTGTAGTTGTTTCATTACTTGTACCTGCACCCATTACGAACTTATCAGTAAGGTTTGGAGTACCATTATTACCATCACATAAGAGCCAACCACTAGGTATCGCAGAAGTCTGACCAGACCACATTGAGATAATACCAGAAGGAACACCTTCGATACCAGTTAGAGCTGCGCCACTTATAGCAGGTAAAGCACCACTTAGGTTAGCTGAGTTTAAGGTAGAGTCAGACTGTAGAGCTGAATCAGCTTTAGTACCTTGTGCCGAGGTAGCATACGCGGAGGCTGCAGTAGTAGCGGCTGAGCCTAAACCTAAAGTTGTTCTAGCTGCAGAAGCTGTAGAATCGTCAACTAAAGTTTTACCAAATGCACTAATAGTTGTGTTAGCAGGTAGTGTAAGTGTTTTAATATCAGCATCAACTTCAGAATCCATTAAGGCTCCTGCTGCAGTCACGTTAGTTGTGTCTGTTACGTCAGCACTTGTTTCAATACCATTTAGCTTAGTATGGTCAGCGTCTGTAAAGACTTGGCTATCAGTTGCAGAAGCAACTAATGCTCTGATCTCAGCAGCAGTTTGATCTGCTGTAGCACTTGTTTCAATACCATTTAGTTTAGTGTGATCTGCATTAGTAAAGTTCTGATCTGTTGCTACATAGTTAGCATCTGATACAAGGTTAGCATCTGCTGCTTGTTTACCATCTAACTGTGTTTGTATTGCAGAAGTAACACCGTCTGTGTAGTTAATCTCAGTTGCACTAGCAGTAATAGCTGTACCAGTTAAGTTGATTGACTCAACGTATGCTACATCAAAAGAAGCAGTAGACTTACCTAGATCGTAAGTAGCGTCTGACTTAGGGTAGAATGAACTACCATCTCCTAAGAATTCTTGAGTAGGGCCAACTACTGTAATAGCTCCACCCTCTGCAGATGTACCATCGTGGCTGTGACCACCTGTACCAAATGCACTTACTATAGCATCAAACTCACCATCCAAATCGGCAGCGTCAATTACGTTACCGTTTGCTATGTTGTTAGATGCATCGTTACGTGTATAACCTGTTCCCATGTCTATTTCCTATCGTTGTTTGAGTATTCAAGTAGAACAGTGTCTACTATAAATGGTGGGTTGATTGCATTAAATTCATACTGTAATGAGATTGTAAAGAATGAGCCAGTTGTATTAGTCTCTATAACAGTCTCAGGGTTGCCTCCATAATCTGATGAGCCAAACGTAGCATCCCCAAATATAGAGAAAGAACCACCACCTACTAGTGTGGAAGTACTTGGCTGTATAACCCCAGGTCTTTGGAAGTCATATTTAAATATTAAACTACCATTAACAGCACCTTCTGGGTCATAGAATGATGTAGCTTTATACATTGTCTTACGCATACGAGGGTCGTTAATAGCCATGAAAGGTGTGTAAAAAGAAGATAGTATAGCTGCACCATCAAAAGTATTACCTATATCTAACCTGTATACAAAGCCTGTCTCACCTACAAATAATGATATATCCGCTTGACCTGTGTTAGCTGATGTAGCTCTGTAAGCTTTAATACCTACAGTCTCAGACCATGCAAAGCTATTAGCGTCTTGGTCAGCAAACTGTGTACCTATAAATCCTTTAGCATTACTTTCTGTCTGACCACTTACAAAACCCAATACACGGTACTGAGACTTACCTCTTATAGTTAAAGATACAATGTCTGTAAAGTCTGTACGGAACTGAGTAACCTGGTCTTGTATATTACGAGAAGCTAGTGATAAGTTAAAGTCACCGATACGAGTAGTAGCACCTAAGAACCTTAAACCGTCTGGCCCCATGAACATAATATCACCACCTACTTCTTGGATAGTGTCTGGTTCTGAGCAACCAATGTCTTCTACTATTTCTGCTAACTGAAATGTAGCTGAGCTAGTACCTGTTAACTGGTGTATACTAGTATTAGTAAAGATGATTAGTTTATCACGGAATGTTACTAAACCTGTAATACGAGCAGGAAGTCTTACATTACCTGCACCATTGCCTGTGTTAAAATCATTCTGTGCAAACGGAGCTGTAAAGCTTAGTAAAGAACCTTTAGCAAAGAATAGATGATCATGGAATTGAGATACAACTTCTGCACCTAAGATGTCTACATTACTGTCTATCACTTTAACAGGTTCGTTAGTATTCCAAGTAATAGGATAGTTAACACCATCAACCATTACAAGACGTTCTGTACCATCAAAGTTAAAGTTCTGGAATCTAGCCTTAGAACCACCTGTCTGAGAACGACCTAAGAATGTTATATTAGCATCATCAGCAGGAGCACTAGCTAGGGCAGGGTATATAGATACTACACAATGTCCTGATGAAACTGAAGGAGTTGCTAATACTGTATATACTTTCTCAACACCTGCAATAGTGAATGTATCACCTATTCTTGGGCCATCATTATCATTAGTAATACCATCTATGTCCATTGTAGAACCAGTATGACCTGAGTGCTTAACCTTTACTGTACCATATCCAGGTGCACTTATATTAGTGTAACCAGAACCTGATGTAGTATATAAGTTACCATCTCTTAGAACTACTGCTACATTAGAGTTAGTAGCTGTATCAACAAACCAGAATAAACCCTCTGTCTTACCTACTACATTAGTAAATGAAACTGCTGCTTTATCCATAGGACTTCCTGACAGTGCAGGAGTTATAGTTAAAACAGTTTCTTTATTGGCTGCTGTCCAAACACTAGACGATACTGTGTAAGTTTCACCTAGTCCATTTACTTCGAATGTAGCTCCATTAGGTACTTCTAGGTATATATTTGCAATAGTAAGGCTAGTACCTGTCTGTGAGCTTCCTTGGACGACTGGAGAGCCATATGAAGGTATAGGGTTACTATCATACTTGGCATAACCATTAATACGACGATAACCACCCTTAACAGATGGCTCAAAGTTAATTAGTTGTCTAGCAGAACCAGGAGCTTTAACCCCTTGTTGCAGTCTAGACATGTTACTTATTAATCCACCCTTAAGCTCCAGTGGAAATGATTCCCAACCTGTAGCCATTAGTAATGTACCCTATTATCATATACATATTCAAATCTATTAATCCAGATACTTCTCATGTTCTTAACGCCTTCATTAAACTTACCTAAAGACATCTGAGCTGATTGGTTATCATTACGGAATATCTGGACGTAGTACATAGCACCGTCAACAATAATATGTCTATAAGCTTCTGGGACAGAAGGTACGTCTGAGTGTAGAATAAGGTCTACTGGTAACGTATACATTTCAAATAGAATCTCATACTCTTTATCAGGAGAAGGATAAACTATATATTGATTTCCTGGTGCTTTAATTATGTGTGTAGGTAGGGTTCTAATAGCAGGGCTATCGTTATACTCATCATCTACATGCTTAGCTAAGTACTCTTCGTAATCCATCTTCTTTAGCATTGAAGTAGCGTTACCCAAAGTATCATCACGCTTAATACGAAATGTATTGAAGTCCATAGTCTTACAGTTGTAAGGCATATCATAACGCATTGTACCTGGAGTTAGGTCTTCTTCGTGCTCAATAAAGTTAAAAGGCCATTGGAATGTCTCTTGGTTTAATAATCTAATAGAAGAGTTGATAGCATCTTTAGCTGTGTTGTAATAACCAGTAGCACTTGCAAAGTTAGAACTATCTAATTCTGTTTCATTTACTCTACGGTTTAAATCATTAACTAAGTCTAAGTAGTTGTAAGACATATTATCTATCCTTTACTGGAAGTTGGACAACTCTTTCAGCTACTAAATGAGTATCGTATGTTATAGCACATGTAATTCTGTACTTTACGTTGTTTGTACCTGCACCAAAACGAGCTGTAGCTACTGTATTTGTGCTTACTTGAGAAAAGAGAGTTAAACCGTGTACAGTTTGTGCTTCACCTACTGCTGTCTTAACTCCATCTGCATCTCTTATATACCATTGTACTGACTGTATTACTGACCCTTCTAAGAATCTTGACCAATCTATTGAGTAATCTAGTATTTCACTTGGGTCTTTGATAGGCCATTTCATTACGCGGCTCTCCCTACTATTGTTGTTCTTGATTCAGAAGGTACTAACAATGTTCTAGTTGTATCTTGTTCAATAGGTTTCAAGTCTATTAAAACAGGTCTTGGTGTTAGTAGGTATTGAGTCTCTACGTCTGTTGCATTTAAGACTGACACCTGTGTTAATGTGTTTTCTGTTACTTCTGATGTACTTTCTGTACTTACATTTAGTATTACTTGGTGTTGTGCTATTACAGGTGCTGATGTTTCTGAAGTATTATCAGTCGCTACTGACAGGAAGTTAACGCGGATTACAGCAGAAACTGTTTCAGTTAGAGTAGTCGTCTCTACGTCTGTAGCACCCATCACTTGTGACTGTGATACACTTGGTTGACTAGTTTCACCAGGTGTTTCTGTACTGTTAGCTAGTAGTACGTTACTCTGACTTATTAGAGGCAGTGTTAGTGTAGTTGCAGATGCTACGTCTGTAGCGTCTAGTATGTTTAACTCGTCTACATCTGGATTAGTTACTTCAGAAGTATTAGTTTGGACTGGTGTAGCACCAAAGATATTAAGTTCTGATATACCGTTAGTTGTTACTTCACTAGTTGTCTCTATGTAGTCTGCTAAGAATACTACATTAGTTACTTGAGCAGGTGTTGATGTTTCACTAGTTGTTTCTGTATCTACTGCATCATTAGTATGAGACTGACCTACATTTGGTATGGTTAGAGCAGTAGGTGATGAAGCATCACTAGCATCAAAGATGTTGAGTTCGTCTACATCAGGGTTAGTTATTTCAGTAGTTGCCTCTAGGGGTACTGCTTGGAATATATTAGATTCTTCTACTGAAGGACTAGATGTTTCAGTAGTAGTTGAAATACTGTTTGATAAGAAGTTTATAATTGCAGAGAATAACGGTACGTTAACTTCTGCATCTGATTCAGTGTCATCAGCCGTTATAACATGGAACTGAGTTACTGTAGTAGTACCAGTTTCACCAGTAGCCTCAGGGTCTATAGCATCAAACTCGTGATCTTGATCAACTTCTGGTGTGGATACAGATGTATCTGATTCTACACTAACACTAAAGAGTTCATGTGACTCATTAACATCTGGTACAGTTACTTCTGAGTCTGACTCTAAGCTTACAGCGTTAAGTGTTTCTAACTGAGCGAATGAAGGAGTTGTTACTTGACCTACAGTTAAAGCATTGTTAGGTACATTAGTAAACGGGTGTAACTGTGTAATTACAGGAGTTACTATCTCAGAGTCTGTCTCTACGTCTACTGCATCAACTACGTGTGTCTGTCTTGCTACTGGTACTGATACTTCTGAGTCTGTTTCAACATCATCTGCTAATAAGCCATGAGCCTGACCAACAGTAGCCATTGTAAGTGTAGTAGCAGAGCTAACGTCAGTAGCATCTAATATGTTTAGTTCATCTACATCTGGATTAGTTATCTCTGAGTTAGAGTTTAAATCTACAGATATTAGAGAATGGTTCTGGTTAAGTGTGTTGACTGATATCTGAGACGATGCTGTCTGTGTATCATCAGCTAGTATACCATGAACCTGGAATGGAGTTGGAGAAGTTGTCTCCGTAGCACTTTGGAGATCATCAGCGAATAACGCCTGTCCCAAAGAAGGTTGGCTGACCGCAACCTCAGAGCGAACATGTCCTCCATACTGCTCCTGTCCAAAGACAGCAGTGTTGTATAAAGCGTATCCGCTTGCTCTTAAGTTATGATCAGCCATCTTTAGTAACGCCTACTAAGCGTCACGGATAGTGATAGAAACTGCGTCTAATGAGAAAGTGTTACCAGTAGTAACAGCTTGTGATGCACTCAAAGAACCAGTTGCATATAATGTATCTGAACCGTTAGTCAATGCCCAGAAACCTGCAGTACCAGTACCAGTAACAGTACCGGCAGTGATTGCAGGAACGATTACACGTCGACCATCAGTTGCACCGTTAGTTGGAGCACCTGTGTTAACTGTATCGTTACCAAGTGTTAATGTTGAAGTTGCTTGTGCGTAAGTAGTTGGTTCACTAGAGCAGATATCTAAACGAGTACCGTTAGTATCTACTATTGTAAGTCCACCGTCAAACACTGCATCAGCGATAAAAGCCATAATGTCAATCCTTTATGAATGGTTTTAGAAAGTAAATAGAGAGCCCCAGAATTGGGACTCCCTGTATTCGTTTAGTTTATGCTAGGTTGTACTTAGCAGTTACTAATGCTTCTGGGCGTAGAATCTTACGTCCGTATAAGTGCATGCCACGAACGATGTCTGCAAATGAGTCAACGTCACGGTATGTTTCAGTCTTGTTGATTTGCTCAGCAGTTGCTACAGCAGAATCGTGACCGGCAACAATAGCACCGAAGTCAGTGTTTTGGTTTGCAGTACCTGATGTTGCAGGGCCTGTTCCAACTGATGGTAAGTTGTTAGAAACGTATACGCGGAAACCATTCCACTTGTTCATTACTAAGCCGTTACGCAACGCACCTGAGTCACCGAAGTCAGCGTTCAAGAAACGTGAATCTTCGTCCATTAATACTTCAAGCATTACTGGGTCTATAACGATCCATCTGCCTTCTTTATCAACATTGTTTTGGTCTAGTAAACGACCCATACGGTTGATAAGCATTACTGGTGAAGCGTAAGCAGTTGGAAGAGCAGTCGCTCCTGGTAGACGTGCTGCTACTGGGATTGAGTGATCAGCTGCTGATGCTGTTGTGATGTTACCGAAGTCAGACTTCTTCAACTTCATTGAAGTTAATAGTTCGTCTGTACCTGCAGCTGCGTCAGCTTTAGTACCGTTAACGATGTTGTTAACTGCATTAGCGTTTGCATGTAAAGCAGATTGCTTGTAACCTGACAAGTAACCAAGAACTTCTTGATCTAATTGGTCAGCTAAACGGAAAGCAGCACGGTTAGTTGCTAAGTCCATGAAGTTTACATGGCTGTGTGCTTCTTCGATATCGTCGATCTTAAATGCAAAGTAGTTTGCTTTATCAACTGTTAGAGAGAAGTCTGCATCGTCTAAATCTTGTGGAGCGATCTGTGTTCCACGCTTGTACTCTGATACTGAAATCTCAGGTTCTTTGATGATTTTAACTGTATCACCTTGAGAAGCTATTTCACCGAAATAGTCTGAGTTAGTGATGTCGTTACAAATGCTCTTCTTACGGAAAGCAAGTTGTACTTTCTTTGAATAGATAACTGAAGAGAAGTTACCATTTGGCAGGTTCGTATGTCCTGATTCTGCTGCAAAAGCCATGATTAATATCCTTTATGATGTTTGGCTAGTAATAAAGATACTTAATTGTATCTCGGTTAAATGAACCTAAAACAATCTAGATAAGGGGCTGAGCTTTCAAGGGTGCAATTAGGTCAACTTGCCAGTCTAACTAATCGGGCCTTTATTATCAGGTAATTCTTAGAGATTTATTAGTGTTCTATGACTCAATGTGAGTCTTTGAAGATGCCCTAGATGACCTTGCATATCGGTCTAATAGGACATCAACAGTTATACCATACTTGTACTTGTCTGTCAAGCACTTATTTAAGTATGTTGGTATTAACGAGCTTTGCCTGATACGTCATAAACGAACTTACCAGAAGCCATAGCTGCTTGTATCTTCTCGTAGTTATCTTCAAACTGTTTATCAGTCATTTTAGATACTTGAGATTCTTTAATCATTTGACCAGAACCGTCACTGTCTACAGCAGGTGTTCCACGCTTAGCTACAGTCTTAGCTGCATCCTTAGTGGCTTTCTTCTTAGCTGCAGGGGTCATGTTGTTGTCTACTTTATACAAGTCAATAACTCTTACAACACTAGCTGCATCATCTGAGTTCTCATATAAGGCATCACGTACCCATTTAGGTTGGTCTTCTACCCAGTCATGGAACTTGTCTGAGTCTCTTAACTCATCGAAGTCTGCATGTGACTTACGGATAGTTGTTTCTGCTTTAGTTCTTTCAACTTCATAAGCTGCTTCATCGTACTCACGTAGTCTTTCTTCTGCTACAGCAAACTTCTCATCTGCTTTCTTAGATGCAATAGTTTCTACTATAGCTGCTACGTCTGGGTACTTCTCAGCCCATGCTTCAATGTCTTCATCTGAACTAGGTGCTCGAAGAGGTGCTGATGATTGTTCTTCCAACTGCTCTTTCCATTCCTTCTCTTTGTCAGCCATATGACGACGGAGATCACCATAACGCTTCTTGAAGGACTTCTCTTCTCTACTTAAGTTCTCATCAGACTCTTCTTCTTCTGACTCAACTGGCTCTTCTGTAACAGCCTCTTCTACTTCTTCAACAGCTTCTTCTACTGTCTCTACTTCTTCACCGTTATGCTCTGCTACTAGAGCTGCTAATTCTGCTTCGTCTTTATCCATACGAGCTTGTTTAACTGCGTAGTTACTGCCTCGTGACATCATTGCCTCTGCAGTATCCATTTTCTTTACCATATCTTGAGCCATATTATACATCCTTTTGTTTATGTTGGGGTCAGCCGTAGCTGAGTGGCCTTAGTTATTTAGGAGTTGATGAGGGCTGTTCACCCCCACCTTTAGTAGTATTATTTATCAGTTGGTTTAGAAGCTAAACCTTTCTTCTTTAGTTTAGTCTTTTTGTCTACTAGTCCACCAGTAGCTCTTCCGCCTTTAGCTAAACCACCATACTTCTTAGCTGCAGATGCTTTACGCTGAGCTACAGACTTAGGTTTAGAAGCTGAAGGCATACCTTGACCTGCAGGTCCAGATGTATTCTTAGAAGTAGTCTTACCTGGTTTAGCTTGGTTAGTGGCTACTTTACCACCTTTCCAAGATGTCCCTCTATCCTCACCTTTATCTATCTTAGTTTGGATAGCAGCTTTAGTTCTAGGGCTGTAGTCTTTCATTTTACGTGCTAGACCTAAACCTGCATCTTGGTATTTCTTACCAGATGACTTAAGGAAAGGACTAGAAGAAGTTCCTTCATCAGCTTTCTTAGTCTTGTTAGAAGGCATGTAGTTGCCTTTCATCATCTCAGTCTGACCATACTGACCCATAGCCATCTTAGTTAGAGATGTAGTTGAGTCAAAGAACCCACCTAACTTTAACTTGTTAGACTCAGCGTATCCACCTGCCGCTTCACGTAACTTAGTAGCTTGATCTGTGTAACCATGTGATTCTAGTACAGCCGCGTTAGCTAATACTTCAGCATGTTTCTGTGTCTTGAATATCTTACCAAAGATACCGTTATCAAAGAATCCAGATACTGCACCTGCAGCTTTCTCTAAGAAACCTTTTTCTTCATCTGTTTCACCCATGTTGAGTGTATCTAATGATTGTTCCAGAAGTACAGCAGGGTCTGTGTAGTCATACTTCTTCATCCAAGCTTCTGGGTCTGCTTGTACGTTATTACCGCCATCTCTGTTATCAACAGGAGCATTAGGGTCTACAATACAAGAGTTAGAAGATGCATCATAAATATAACCTGGAGGACAAGTTACAGGCTTTGTAGGAGACTCCACACCAGGAGCTACAGGAGTTCCAGGAACTGTAGGAGCTGAACCTGTACTACCTGATTCTACAGAGAATCCTGGGGTGTACGTGTAAGGGTTGTAGTTACCTGTTGTACCTGCAGGGTCAAACTCACCTGTTAGTGGGCTATCAGCAGTGCCACCTTCGTTAAACTTACGAGGACCTGCTTGTCCTTTTACTTCTGGACCTACACTGTCATCTTGCATGTAGATACCTTTTGCTTTTAATAAATTAGATACGGAAGGGTCAGACTTTGCAGCTGCCTTTACACGATCTATAATGCTATTTACATCTGAGTCTTTCATTACCATTCCACCTGTTGCATAACCATCTAGGTTCATTAAATCTTCATCTGACACACCTACAGGAGCTTCTTCTACAGGCTCTCCACCCATACGTCCATCCTCTTCCATGCCTTCTAATCCGTCTTTAGCTTTAGCTCTTAGTTTCTCAAAGTGAGCTACACCAAAGTACTTCACTACGTCAGCAGGTACAACGTACTCACCAGACGATAGCTGTGCAGGGATATCATCCCTTACATCTTCTGCGTTAGAGCCAGGAGGTACATCATTACCTGACACTGGGTCTACGTCTACACCGTCAGTAGCTAAGCCACCTTCTTCGTAGAGCTTATTGTTTTTACTCTTCATCATTGTTAAAATGTCTCCGTTCTCTCTCCGTTGATTTTATCACGTAATTGTTTCAAGCTACGCAATGCTTTTATTTCACCTTGTAGTCGGTGTAGTTCCAAGGGTTCATCCCTTTGTTCTAACTGTTTATATGCGAAGTTAATCCGTATATCCAACTCTTCTATAAAAGCATCGTACAGTGTTTTATCATTTACTAATTGTTTGAGAATCATTAAAGTTCCTATCGGTTGACTATAACCCCTAGCTTATAACACATAAACTAGGAGCTGTCAATAGTTATTATGGAGCGTCTGTTACTAAGTCACCAGTTACAAAGTTATAACCAGTCAAAGGAGCTGAACCTTCGATGTCAGCTATAGTTGTTACAGAAGTCTCTATCTCGTAGTAATGTGTTGGAGCTACAGCCAATAGGCTTAAGTCTTGTGCAACACCAGAGTTGTAGATAGTTGCTACGTTAGCAGATTGGTCTGTATCCCAAATAGCTACTTGGTTAATTGTACCTTGGTAGTAGTTATTGTGTACGTTACTCTGCCTACCTATTCTGAAGATATTATCAGATGGATTAGCACCACTTAAGGCTCCATCGTAACCGCTATTAGAAGCAACGCCGAAAGGTGTTATCTGTGAACCATCGATATAGATGTTAAATCTACCGTAGTAGTCAGTAGCAAGATTAGGGTTAGTTCCCGTAGTTCCACCATCAAAGGTAATCATTACATGTTGCCATGTGTTGTTTACAAATGAGTTACCGTTAACAAGTATTATGTTGTCATACACAGTACCGTAGTTGAAGACTAAGCTTGTACCGCCGTTTTGCTTTAGAGTAATAGCTCCACCGTTGTAATCATCTCCTGCACCGTAAACTAGTAAGGCCTGATTACCTGTATTTGAGGTATCTGGTTTAACCCACATAGATATAGTCCAACCATTACCGTCACCGTTTGTTGCTCGTTCTAGAGCAGTCATGCTAATAGGATTACCTTGAAGCCAGTTGGTTGAACCGTCTAAGTCTAAAGACTTTGAGTTAGTGTAAGCAGCTTCTGTTACGTTGATAGTTACAGTAAAGTTAGTTATACCACCGATAGCATTAGCCGCTTTACAGTTAATGACATAAGCGTCACTAGAGCCTGTGAATGCAGCTGAAGTACCAATGAGTTGTCCTGTTACTTGGTTTAGTACTGCCCAACTTGGAGCATCACTTTCACCATACATGTTAACAATATCAGAGTTAGCATCTAGTGCTATCTGGAAGTTAAATGCTGTGTTCTCTTCTACAGTAAATGCTTGGTCAGATACGTCAGGTGCGAATGTTAGGTTAGGCTGTGAGCCACCTGTAATAGATTGCTTAGATATCTCTGGAATAGAGTAATAAGCTCTGTTTCCTCTAACACCAAAGAATAGGTGTAAAGGAGTAGTTCCGTCACCGTTTACTTTCCGTGTAGCAATCTTAACATTAGAGTCTTCATCAAAAAGTGTAATTGTGTTATCTGTTGTGTATCGTAAACTAAACATACCTTGAATAGTTCCAGCACCACCGTCTCTGTATTGGTTTAGGTTTGCGTTATAGAAGTAATTAGGTGCGTTTGTATTTGCATTCCAATCTGAAGCATTTTGAGCAGTATCAAATACAATAGCTTCATTAGTCTGGTATATGAATGCACCGTCTAACTGTTCTTCAGCTGTAGCAACGCCTGTAGAAGCCGCACTATAATCTGTACCAAAGAAATCACCTGTACCTAATTCATCAAGCATAAACATAATCTTCTCTCCGGGGAGAATAGAAATATCTGACTTAAGTACTGTATGGTCTTCTATACCGTTTACTATACCTGCTTCTGAGTTATCGAAGTCATGTACGATAGACCATCCACTATCTTTAATAATACCGTTAGGGAAGATTGAGTTGTTGAATCCACCAAACTGTAAGTTGAAAGAAGTAACAGTTAAAGCAATAAGTGTCTTAGCTACAATAGTCTCAGTACCACCAGTCAAGTCAATTAGTGTTAAGTGACCATCGTTTCCGAATCTAAGAGACATAGGAGCGTTTTGTACTGCTGTATAACCACTTGCATGGTATGTTGTTACATCTGTATTAGTAGAGCTTGTGAACTTACCAGTTCCGTTAGCAAAGCTAAACACTGTGTTCCAGTTAGTAGCTTCTGCCATAGAAGGACTTCCAGTGTAAGAAGTCGCTACTTCAGCACCATCCCAGATACCCAAACGAAGTTGATTACCTGTCTGCATGTTAAACTTAAACTCAGAACCTTTAAGTAAAGATTGACCAAAGTAGTATGGACCTTGTAAACGTACTTCAGTACCACCCACTAGTGTAGTATCTATTATATCTGATGAAACTGGTGAGTTAGCGTTAGCACCGTAAGATATATACCATTCATCATTTACTGCACTCATTGTAGAGCCGTTAATCATGTTAGTTACATCTATTGTTACTGTAGATGCATCACTCATGGTAAGAACAAGGTCTGTACCACTTAAAGCACCACTAGCTACAAAGCTGTTTGTATCCACACCAAGTGTAGTTATATCAACAGTATAAGAGGTAGAATCAGCAAGAGTTAAAGTTAGGTCATCGCCACTGATAGCAAAAGCAGTTACAGCGTTACCCTGTGAAGCAAAGCTTAGTGTGTTAGTAAATAAGTTATTTAATTCTGTTACAGCGTTAGCTAATACAGAGTTTACTAAAGTACCATTGATACTTACAGCACTAACTGGTAAAGACTCTATAAGAATCTTAGCTCCATCTTTAACCATAATCTTAATCTCAGTACCATTAGCAATAGCTTGTATTGTGTTAATGTTGTGAGGTATAAGCATCTGTGAACCAGAAGCTAAAGTAAGGTCTTTAAGTAAGATAGAAGTACCTGTTGAATCAACACTAAAGTCCATAGCTTTATACTTCAAGTATGGTGAGATTAACTCTAAGTCTTTATCTTCATATAGTCTGTTATGTACTGTTGATTGATATCTTAGTAACCCAGTGTTAGGGTCTACAGTATCACCTTGACGAACTTGGAATATACCTAAGTCTGCATCATCAGAGTTGCGTACTTTATAAATAGAAGCTCTTAGTGTAGTACCTGCTTTTACATCTACAGGGTGGTCAAAGAACCACTCAATAGTATCACCAGGGTATATAGTAGCACCTGCAGAAGAACGAGCAGCTGCTCTAGGTAGTTCCTGCATATAAACCTGTTTACCGCTAATTACGATACGGTACTCAAGTCTTATTTCTGGACCAACTGACTCAGCAGCGATTGTAGTAATACCTAAACCAGAGATGTTAATACCGAAGTAGTTATCACCATCATATCCTACAGAAGTAAGAGGGTCTGGTTGTCCACCTAGAGGTAAAGAGAACATATCAGTGTATACACGTCCACTTGGAGGTATGAAGCCTGTAGAGTCTCTATTAGTCGATATAGACTGATCTTTAAGACCACCCCACATAGGGAAGAAGTTAATGTCAGATGTTAGGTTAGTAAAGTAGATGTTCTCTGAACCAGAAGACATCTTATGTTGCTCACCTAAGAATAATGAGTTAAGTGTTGTTTCAATAGCTTTATCAGAAACAAGTCTACGTGTAGGTTCATCGTATCTCCAATGAGATAAGAATGTAGCGTTATCTGCTGATAAGACATTAGAAGGGATATCGTTATAGTTACGAACACCATCACCTAATACCATTCTTCCAGTATCTTCTTCAACATAGACGACACCTTTACTAGTCATCTGGTTTAACTCTGAAAGGTGTGTAGACGTACTACTTACGACTTCTCTACTAGTTAATCTTGTACTACTCATTTTAATATACTCTCCTAATGGAATTAAATTGGTGTTTCGCCAGTGTTACCTGAGAAACCTTGTTCACCTGGGACTGGAGCCCCACCTACACCTATTGCACCTGCTCCTGGAGCTCCTCCACTAGCACCCATAGCTGCTTGCATTGCTGCTGCTTCTGCATTAGGGTCTACTTCTGGTGGGTTAGCTTCTTGGAACTTTCTTAATATCTCAGCTTGTACTGCTGCTTCAGATAAACTGTTAGCAACCTTATCAGCATCTAAGTCCATTGACTCAGCAATCTCACGTATAACATAATCCATCTTAGCAAATGGTGCTAAAGCAGGGTTCTGTACTACTTGTAAGAACTGCATTAGTCGTTGACTACGAACTTCGTTAGCCATTAATGATGATGTACCTTGTGCTTTAACTTCTAGATCACCCTTGATCTCTGGGTCATAATCAAATTGCATGTTAAAGGAGAAGAATGATTTACCTAAAGGACCTAATAGATAGTCGTCTACGTTCTTGATAACTGTTCTTACAGAGCCGTTAGCTGCTGACATAAGCATAGAGATACCAGACGCTGTACGTCCAACACCAGATACACCTGTCTGACCGTGAGCAAAGCTAGGTAGACCAGTTGATTCATCAGATAACTGACGAGCCTTATCAAACATCTGCATGTTCTCATTAGATACGTTAGGGAACTTAGTACCGAAGATGGCTTGACCTGGAGCCCCACCGTTTCTACGGAAGACTTTTCCAGGGTATATATCTAGGTTCTGACCTGGAGTTAGGTTGTTCTCATCTACTTCAATTAATAAGTTACCTGATAAAGCAGCATTGTCTACAGCCATTCTCATAAAGCCATTCATTAGAGATTGTGTATCATCCATGTTCTCAGCTAGACCAACTCCAAAGAAAGAGTAAGGGTTTACTTCGTATGGTACTGCGTAGTAAGGTATAACCTGTGGGTTAAATGGATTCATTACTAGACGGATTACTTGTCCATTACAAATCCAGATGTTACAGTTAAGCTGATCTACATCTTTTAGTTCTGATGGAATATCAACATCATGGTCTTCTAATACTTCTGTATCTACATAACCCCAGAACTCAAGTACTTCATATCGTTCTGTAGCTGTTTGTTGTGCATCGTCTTCCATAGCCTGTTCCCACCACTCTTTAGTGTAGGACTGACCATAACCCATTGCCATATCAACAGCGTTCTTACGGAAGAATGGACGTTTCTTAAGTGCACGTAGTTGTGACTTAGACATCTTGTGACGTTCTACTACATACTCAGCTTCATCCATTGAATTAGCGTCTGGGTCTGGGTAGAAGTTCCATACTGAAACAGCATCACACTGAGGCATTGTTTTAACACGAGGTTTATAGTTACCTTCGTCATCCCAATTAGGATATTCTTTATCTACAGCAAAAGGGCCCTTCATAACACCTGTACCAAACAAAGCACATTCAAATGCAGCTGTTCTAAGCTTCTTAGATGCACCTGATTCTTCTAATTGGTCATGTATCTTCTTTTCCATCTTCTTAGCAGCTACCATTGCAGGATGTACGGTTACTTCAGTAGCAGTTCTACCTTCACCTTCCTCCATAATATCAGCCACTGGAGCTAAATCATCAGCCATTCCACCTAATCGTTCCATAAGGTCTGGGATAGTCTCTCCTGGGCGTAATTTAGCGTCCTCAGGGCTAATTGTAGGAGCTTTGTCAGCCTTGGCTGCTTGCATATCTGGGTTAGACTCAAAATGCATAGATTCTGCTATGCCTTCTGGTAATGTAGTAGGGTCAATAGAGATAGGGAACTTGTTATTACCGAATAAAACCTCTACTAACTGACCATATGCAGCTAATACTTTAGTTTTAGTAACTTTAACAAAGATTCTAGACTTCTCAGTGCTTGTAAACTGCACATCAGGGCCATATATACCTCTGTAGTTACGGTAAGACTTAACCCAACGCTCTTCATCAGTGTATCTAGCTGTCTCAGCTCTCTTAAAACGTTCAGTAACGTATGAAACTACCTTACCTACTGGCTCATCTGTTGTATCGCCTTCATTTATGTCATCTACAAAGGAAGACTCTGCATCATCCATGATAGTTTCCATTACTTGTTCGTCCATTTCGTACTCATCCATGTTTTATTCCTTAGTAGCCAAATGTGGGGTCAGACATCTGAAAGCCTGATCGTTGTGTAGAAGGGTCATAATCCCAAAGTGATGATCTTGGTCTAGTCATTAGACCGTATCGTAGAGCATCATAACCGTGGTCTATGGGACTCTTAGTATCTACATCTTCTAGATTGTTCTTATCAAGAGGAAGAGAGGGTAATTCTGATATTATGTTACGGCAAGTATTAAAGAAGACTATTCTAGGTTGTTCTGTAAACTCATCTACTTGAAGTCGTCTGTGTATTTCGTTCTTACCTGCTATACGTGAGCCTTTTGATCTATCTGATGGTCTCCAACGACAACCCTTTTGAATCATTTGCTCTGCTAAGCTAGGTCCTGTGTCTCCTCGATTGTGCCACAAAGAGCTATCGAGTACTCCGTATCTTATACGTTCACCTTTTTCTATCTCTATAATCATATCTGCTAAATCAGAAGCAGTAGTCTTATTAACATATAACTCTCTGTATATAACTATCTGTTCATCAGGAGCTACAGCGAACCATAATACTGCTGTCATCGAACCGTAACCGTAGTCACATGCTCTAAACTTAGCCCAACTATCTGGTATATCATATGGTGGTATTACATGCTTCTTAACACTAAACTCACTGAAGGCTGAACCTTCTGATATACTCCAATCACCATCTAACAACTGTCTACGTTGATGCTCTGGCATTGATAGTAGGTTTGCTTCATACATTCCATCTTCTGCTAAGTATGGATTGTTAAACAAGTTAGCAGGTATAAACCTACGTTTAAATAAAGGCTCACCTTCTCTTGAGTGTCCTTTAGGCCATTCGATTACTTCACCATGCTCATCAGTAGCGTTGAAAGATGTATTAGCAGGAGCAGGGTCTATGAAGGTCTTCTTAACCCAGAAGTGTCCTGGGCCACCAGGGTTTGTTGTTGCTCTCATATAAAGAGGTAGCTTAGAAGCACTAGTAGCACGTAGACGTGATCTCATGTAGTTCCAAGCAAAAGGGGAAGGCCACTGTGTAAGCTCATCGAGTCCTATCCAGTTAAAAGCCTGTCCCTGGTATCTCATAACATCATCATCTCTATCAAGATATGACATCCATAAAGTAGCACCACTAGGAGCTACCCAAGTCTTATCTCTTTCCATAAACTTAATACCTGGAATAGCCCTTGGGTATAACTGTTTAGATACTGAGATAAGTTCTCTTAATTCTTCTGTACTACGTCTAACTAACAATCCTCTAGACTGTCCATTGTTAAAGTAACGTACTGGGTCTGCAACCATCGCATATGATTTACCACCACCTGCTGCTCCACCGTATAAAACTTCCTGCTCATTAGAAGCTAGGAAGTCTTCCTGAGGTCCAGGATTAGGAGCAAAGATAATGTCTTGTGCTTTCTTGACATCAATAGGCTCTGGTTTAGGTTGTGCGTAGGTAGGAGTTGGTTCAGTCGTCTCTATCGAGCTTTCTTGTACTTCTACCACCGAGTCTTTCTTCTTCGATGACTCTCGCTTTTTCACTTGCTTCTTGGTAGCGCCTTGCATAGTCTCTATGGGCTGAGGCCGTATACCTTCGTTTTTCTTCGATGCTGACACGTTTGTTTAATCCTACATGTGAAATATATCTACCCGATTGTTCTGTAAGCCATCTGGCTACTAGTCGGAGACTGTACTCTTTCAAGTACTTCTTAGCCATCTCTAACATTTCTAGTTGTTCGGGGATTGGTTGGAGTATATCTTTATCACCTTCATCTTGCTCATATCCAAAAGGAATATGTCTACCTACTCTTACTATTGGGTAGTACTCTCCGTCTAAACCTCTCTTAGGAATCTTCCATGCTTGGTCTACGGGAATAGCAGTTAATGTTGGAGCTTGTTTCCTAGCCATCTTTATATCACACCCTTCTTACTTTGTCAAGCGACTTCTTCTACGATAAAAGCCATTAGAGTTGGTCAAGTGTAATGTGTCTTCTGCATAATAATCAAACTTGTCTTTATCGTATAAGTTATGTACCTTAAGAGGTCTATCACTCATAGGCGCAAAGTTAAGCAAGTTGTCCCCCATTTGAAACTCCCAAACTCTTTTATAATCCTTATGTAGATATATAAAGAAGTTGAGGAACCTAGTATGGTGAAAGTTTACCATTCCACTAGGCATGTGTAAGTTATGGTGCATAAAGGGACTTGGGGCCATTACGAAGTCTACATCGTCTTTACTATACACAACAAAAGGGACATGTACCTTAACTACAATTAAATTGTGTTTATCAGCCCAACCGTTAGTAATGTTAGTATGAGAAGTATCTGTCTGAAGGAACTTAGGTTCTGCAGATTTAAAGTTTATATTTTCTTCTGTTACTTCCATTGACCAGTCCATCCAAGACTGTAGACATACACTGTGTCTTTGCATCTCTATGAAGCCATGACAAGTAGCTATAGACCTCTTGCCTTTCTCTGGTTTCATATGTTGTTTTTTAAACCTAGACGACAAGTCAAAAAACTTCATTTTATCTAATGCAGGGCTTGAACAGTATACTTCAAGTTCTATGTGCTTACGCAGTGTTATGTTTGGCAGTTTTAAGAAAGACACAATATAATCCTTTATTATTTACATAAGGATATATATATCACACACACATTAGTTTGTCAAGTAGTTTTCTTATGAGTTCCTGGATTAGATGCACCACATGCAACGTAACCACCTTTATTGAACCTGTACTTAGCTGTCTTTGCAGCTATTTTCTTTGGTTGTTTAACGAACTGTTTACCAGACGCTTTACCTTTACGCTTAGCAGCAGATGTTGCTGCATATTCTTTATCTGTTAAAGCTTCTCTAGCTGCTTTAGGTAGATACCTTTCACCAGTAGCTTTAGAACCTTGAGTAGAGTTTTTACCTGATTTAGTACCCCACTTCTCTTTAGTCCATTTATTAAGTGACTTCTGAGGACCCTTCATTTCTTGTATCCTCCACCTGCAGCTTTGTATTGTTTAGCTAACATCTGTGCCTTACGAGCAGACCATTGACCTGCTGAACCACCTTTAGTACCTGCTTTGATCTTAGCAAAGAGTCTCTTACGCATTGTAGGTTTAGTGTAGTTGCCAGATGCGTTAACTTTACTTTTAGGTTTCTTAGCAGCCATTACCACTTAGCCTTATCAGCCCAATAAGCTGCTGACATCTTACCTTTAGCAATGTTCTTACCATGTCTAGCTTTAAATGATGCTCTTTTCTTCTTCATCTTATCAGACTCACCTGCTTTAGGTTTACCTGCAGTCTTAGCACCTTGCTCACCAAAACGTATAGTCTTAATTTGTTCACCAACCTTAGCAACAACTACGTGAGACTTCTTAGGGTGGTTAGGAGTACGCTTAGGTTTATTGAAACCTGATACACCTGCTCTAGCTAATCTAGGGTCTTTCTTTACTGGCATACTATTCCTCTTTCTTAGCAGGTAGAATGAATACTGGTTCTACAGTAGATACTTCCACCTTCTCTGTTTTAACAAATCCTGCTCTATCCATAATGTCTTTAGCAGCAGTCATCTTTTCTTTAGCACCTAACATATCTACATCGCCCATTACTTTGAACATTGTATATGCTGCCTTAGTTGAAGACTGAGCTATAAACTTACGTGTAAGTTCTGCTATCTCGTCTACTAGTGAAGCTGTTATTGATGAAGTTGAAACGTTGTCTGAGTATCCTGCTAGCTTCTTAGCCATCAAAGGGTCTCCCTCTGCCTGTTCAAATAGAACAGCTAAGAATAACTCTTGCTTCTCTGTGAGGGTTCTCTTTGTCATTACTTTACTTCTTTCCAAGCTTCGTTAACGTCTGGAGTAGATGGGTCGTCTGCTATATAGTGACCCTTCTCTGTTCTAGCACGTTTCATTTTCTTTGTTTCTTTCTTAGCAACCTTAGGAGGGTTCGACATATCAGTATGTGGTTTAACTTTCTTAGGAGGATAAACAATATCCATTATCTCTTTAACGTGAGAGTCGAAAGAACCGTAAGGGTCACACTGGCCCATTACGTCACCTCTGCTGTTGACTACTTGATCTGCTGTTACAGTATAACCAAGCTTCTTCAATGCATCTTTACACTTACTTAAATCCATTACTTATTCCTCTTATGAGTTCCAGGGTTAGAAGCACCGCATGCTACATATCCACCCTTGTTATATTTGTGAGCCTGTGCCTTACGAGAGAAGCTACGATTAGTTCCTTTAGGCTGTACTCTTAGGTTCTTTGCTGAGTTATCATTAGGGTTACGGTTCTTATGATCAACATCTTTACCATCTCCCTTCTTAACTAGTCCACCTTTTTCTAACATACGTCTAGCTGCCTTACGTGAAGCATTAGCTGCTAAGTTAGACTTAGGTGATTTAAGTTGAAGAGCACGCTCTCTCTTGTAATTTCTTTTATATCCAGGAGTACTAGGCATTATAACCACTTTCTTGAAGGTGTTGTAGGTGACATAAAGTACTCTTCGTATGCACTCATATCATTGTATGTTCTAATATTTAAATGCCAACCTGTTAGAGCTTGCATCTCAGGATAATCTAATCCTTCTGCATTTGTTAAGATTACACCAGTAGGTTCATATATAGTACCTACAACGTCTATAGAGTAGTCTGCAGTGTTAGTTACTAAATCACCTTCTTCATTATAAAAGTCGGAGAGTACTGTAGCCATAGATGCTTCGTTAGTTAACTTAAGATAATAATCAATCTTTATTCCTGATTCTTCTATCATGTTGAAGCCTCCTCAATACCTGCGTCTGTTAAGTCTTCATCCCACACACGGAACTGTCCGATTGTACCCATGAATTCGTAGCCAAGTTCTAAGTTGCTGTTTGATAGGTCAGGCATGTCTGTAGGGGTTGCCGCTGTTAACGCTATACCGCCTTCTGCACCATTTAAGAAGGTTGAGCTGTGACGAGTAGCAATGTTAAACGGAACGTTGGTGTTGGGTGTAAAATAGTTAAATGCGTTTGTAGTCGAAGAAAAGGCTGATGTTAATGTCCTTTGGCTTACTATCATCTGCCCAGTTCTACTTGCAATAGTATGGATTCCTGCATACAAAAACTCTGTGCTTTCCGCCGACCATCTAAACCAAGTTGCTTCACCTGCTGTCCAGTGACCTGTTGAATATGCCAAATTATTATCAGCATAAGTCATCTTACCATCCATCTGGATAGACATATTAGTAGAACTATAAGGCAAGTTAGCCGCAGGGACTGTTAGTGTATCAGCCGCCCTTGTTACAGTTGAACTTGATGTTGGGATGTAGCTTGATGGGGTTGAGCCAGCTTCTAGTT